CGAATACAAAGAGTGGTAAACACCACACTCTGCGTTACGGGCCTGCTGTGCATAATCCACTAGTTAGAGTAATCTAACTTTTCCAAGAAGGGAACTCCCTCATCATGACGTTCCAACCGAAGAAACGCGTTAATAAGAGGACGATTGTATATCCTCCAAAACGCGACTTCGACACTAAGAAAATAGTGGAAGGTTCCATTCAGGAAACTGTTGGAACGTCAACGTCCGAATTACGGATGTCGGAAGGGAACCCTGTGAACCGGAACACTGGTCACAGGGAATCTGGTGGCGCTTTTCACGTCACCCACTCCGGGCTCTTTGTAGAGCCTGGTAGTGTTGAGAATATATGCTGGCCATCGGCCCGGAGAGTTTATTCCGGTCCAATAGTTGGCACTTTTCTCAAATCATCGCACTGGCCGCAATATAAATCCGAACCCCCATTGGCGCCTAACTTTAAAGAGTTAGACGCTGCCGGGACTACGGCTATTGCTCAGTGCGCACCCAATAATCCAACCGCTAATCTATCCTCCACTTTAGGAGAGTCCATGCGAGACGGAATACCGTCTTTGCCTGGTCTCCAATTGTGGAAGGGTAAGACTGAGATCCTAAAATCTTTAGGCTCAGAGTACCTGAACTATCAGTTCGGCTGGAGACCACTAAAGGAAGAAGTTACCAATGTGGTCAACGCCTCCCGCCAACAACGTGACATAATGAAGAATTACCGTCACAATGAAGGTAGGAATGTACATAGGCGGTTTGATTTTCCTGATGAGGTGCAGGTTAGTGAGGCCGAAATGGCCAATGCTAATGCGATTGCGTGGCCGGGAGGAGCTAAATACTCCTCCCTTGCGCAATCTCCTGCAACGGTTGTCACCGTCACGGAAAACGTGAGGAAGAGATGGTTCGAGGGGTGCTTCACCTATGGCGGACCGGCCAAAGCTGATAACTTTGGTCGCGCTATAGGCTTCGGCTCAGAGGCCGATGCACTCTACGGACTTAATCTTTCCCCAGATGTTCTCTGGGAGATGACGCCTTGGAGTTGGGCCGTCGATTGGTTTACGAATGCTGGCGACGTTATTCATAACGTTGGCAACTTCGCAGCCGCCGGTCTTGTGATGCGGTATGGGTACATGATGGAAGAAACCATCAGTACCACTTATACGCGTTATGGTCCTTCACCATGGCTCTATTTTACTGATAGTGGCCAGGTGAAAACCAAACGCGAAGGGTCCTGTTCTATAGGATATAAAACTATATCTAAGTCTAGGGCCCCCGCTAACCCCTTTGGGTTTGGTGTTGGTTGGGAGGGTTTATCACCTACCCAACTCGCCATAACTGCAGCAATCGGTATCACCCGGTTTCTGTAGTAGTTGTTCATACTACGTAAAAACCAGGTGGAACGATCCACCTACCAAAGTAAGGAGTGTGCCTAATGGCACTGACCGATCCCCAGAAATTCAAAGAAGTAGCTGGTACGGAAGTCACGGCACCCAGAGTTGTTTCGGGTGACATGAAGTCCGTGTACAGCACTTCTGACGGATTGAATAAGTTGACTCTCTCTACGAGTGAGTCCAACAATAATCGACTCCGTCATCTGGTGCGAATCGACGTCGAGAAGCTCACTACCAACATCTACGAAGAATCCAAAAAACAGGCAGTCTCAATGAGTGTTTATCTCGTTGTAGACCGCCCGAAGAATGGATACTCCGTTGCGGAGGCGAAGAAACTGGTTGAAGGCCTTGTTGGTCTTCTCTCAGCTTCGACGTACTCGGCTACTGAAAAGGTCCTCGGCGGAGAGAGCTAAAGCTCCGACTGCCTTGGATTTATTTATCGATTATCGTATCGGTAATCGTAAATAAAATCAGTAGTATGTTAACGACAATTATCCTCATTGTTGAGGTATTGTCGAGTCCTCACGAAAGGAGGAGGTAGTGGGAGATCATGGTCGTTACGACTATAATCATGCCACCGCGGGTACCCAACACGCAATCCTGGTCATTTTGATCATTTTTGCTGTGTTGGCTCTCGGGGGGCTTCTCGTAGGCCTGAACATCATCGACCGTTTTTAACGGTCAACCAGGGTATGGTAGCCTTGGTTTGATGTTCTCCCTTCAGTGCGATATGGCTAAGGATAACCACCTCTATTAGGAGGGGCTATGAAAAGCCTGATTGCACTCTGGAATGTGTTAGCCAATGAAATGGCTAGCAGATGTAGCACGAGCACCACCAAGGACCAGAATACGGTCCAAGGGCGTGTCAAAAGCGAGGGTATGTCGTTTCTAACGATTACCCTTCCAACCTTTGGAAAAGACTTTCAGTATTGTCTTGACCAAGGGTTCGTTGTTCCCAAATCCTTTCTTCCTTTCCGGAAGACTGGATCGTGTCTCCCCTCATTTTTGAGAGGTTTCACGGAACAGGTTTTTGATCCTGGTACTGGTGTCCTCTTGGACGCCCCGTCAATTGAAGCGATCTATGCTGTAAGACAGTTGACTCTGATCTTCAGCAAGATTCTTCTCCCCTGCACTCCCGAGAGGGAGCGTAAGGCAATGTCGGATTACGTCCAATGTGATGAGGAGGTCAACTATGTTGAATCCATTCTGCCTGATTCTGATGTTGATGAATTTGGCCGTATGGCTCAACTTTGCTTCAGTTCTCTTTTCTCAGATTTAGACAATGCTGTCTATTCTGGGGAGATTGTGCCGAAGCACGGTCCGGGAGCTGTTGCCGAGGGACTTTCTAGCAATGGAAAGTACCTAAGCCAGTACTGGACCGACCGTCTTGAGAAAGTTTTCCATGTTGGAGACTTTCTCTATCCAAATGCCCGCTATGTTCGCGAGTATGAGGATGACGGTGTTGACTTCCGAGAACCCGGTTCTGAGATTCCCGCTAGGGTTATCTCGGTTCCTAAGACGCAGAAGACGCCGCGCATTATCGCAATAGAGCCCTCTACTATACAGTACGTACAGCAGGGGATTCTTGAGCGAATAATGCATCATATCCACTCAGGTTTTCTGAATGGATTTATTGGAACTGAGTCTCAGGAGCCTAACCAGCTCCTGGCTCAGAAAGGTTCCAGTGATGGAACTCTGGCCACGATTGATTTAAGCGAGGCCTCCGATAGGGTGTCTTCTAAGCTCGTTCGGAC